TAGGAGAAATATGGCATCAAGTTATTCGACGAATTTAAAACTAGAATTAATAACAACCGGAGAAAAGTCCGGAACCTGGGGTACAATAACCAACACTAATTTACAACAATTAGAACAAGCAGCATCAGGATATATATCTGTAGATGTTGCAGCAAGTGATGTAGCATTAGCTATTAGTAATGGTGCTATATCAAATGGTAAAAATTTATACTACAAACTTACAGGTACACTAGCAGCTAACAGAACTGTAACATTACCAGACTCCACAGAAAGAGTTGTAATTATAGAAGATGCAACTACTAGAGGATCTAATAATCGTACATTGACATTTAAAACGGCATCAGGGAACGGGATAACTATACCGGTCGGTTCAAAATCTTTATTATACTCTGATGGTACAAACGTTAACAAAGGTTTAATAAACAAAGGATACTACACAGTACCTGGAGCTTATACAGCTGTTGATGGTGATCAATTATTAGTTAACACATCTTCTGGCGGTATTAATAGTTCAGTTACTATAACACTACCAGCATCACCGGCTATTGGAAACGAAGTACATTTTATTGATAGCGGAAACTTTCTTGCATCAAACAATCTTACAATTTCAAGAAATGGTTCAAACATCTTAGGGTCAGCTTCTAATCTAACAGTCAACGTAAATGGTGCAGCCTTTACATTAGTTTATGTAAATGCAGCAAGAGGCTGGGCTTACAAAGATAAAATATAGGGGCGTATAGATGGCTCTAGTAGAGTATAGATTTCTTCCCGGAATAGATAAACAATCGTCAGATTCAGGTGCAGAAAACAGATGGATAGATTCTGACAACGTAAGATTTAGATATGGTCAACCAGAAAAAGTTGGTGGCTGGTCCTCTTTAATTACAGATACAATGGTAGGTGTAGCAAGAGCTATGCACGCATTTACTGATTTGTCTGGTAATAGATATGTTGCAATAGGAACTGATAAATTTTTACTTATATATTTTGAAGGACAACTTTACGACATTACACCACTTAAAACTACTTTAACATCTGCAACGATTGCAACAACAAATGGTTCACCTACTTGTACAATTACAAAAGCTGCACATGGTTTATCTGTTGGTGACATTGTACAATTAGATAGTGTTACATTACCAGGTGCTACAGGTTATCAAAATTCTGATTTCGAAGATAAAAATTTTCAAGTAATAACTGTTCCAACAACAGGCACATTTACAATTACACAATCTAGTAATGCAACAGGAACTGTGTCAACTGGTGGTAGTTTAAGTATAAAACCTTTTGAACCAGTTGGACCAAGAGCACAAACATATGGTTATGGTTGGGGTGTTGCTAGTTGGGGTAGTGGTAACTGGGGAGAAGCAGCGGCAGCATCTGATGTATCTCTTGAACCAGGTTTATGGTCTTTAGATAATTTTGGTGAAGTATTAATTGCAACAGTTGCAAACGGAAAAACTTTTACATGGAATGGTGGAGCAGCAAGTCCACTTAACAATAGAGCATCTACAACTACAACAAATTTTCAAACTACAAACAACCCAACAGCAAGTAGAATTACACTTGTGTCACCAACAACAAGACACTTAATACATCTTGCAACAGAAACAACTATTGGAACTACAACATCACAAGATGATATGTTTATAAGATTCTCTGATCAAGAAGCAATCAACACTTACGCACCAAGTGCAATTAACACTGCAGGTACACAAAGACTACAAGATGGTACTAAAATTGTTGGTGCATTAAAGGCCAAAGAAACAATTCTTATTTGGACAGACAATGCATTATATACAATGAAATTTATTGGTTCTCCATTTACATTTGGATTTGAACAAGTTGGTACTAACTGTGGATTGATAGGTAAGAATGCAGCTGTTGAAATAGATGGTATTGCATTTTGGATGTCACCTAAAGGATTCTTTGCATTTGATGGTACAGTTAGATCTTTACCTTGTACTGTTGAAGATCATGTGTTTGAAAATATTGATACTACAAAAGGTCAACAAGTAACAGCAGGATTAAATAATTTATTTACAGAAGTTACTTGGTACTATCCGGGAGCAACATCTGAATACAATGATAAGTATGTTGTATATAATTATGGTGAGTCATCACTAACAAAAGTTCCGGGTGGTGTTTGGTATACTGGAACTGAATCTAGAACATCATGGGTTGATGCAACTATCTACCCAAAACCTTTTGCAACTAAATATAACTCTACTGCTTCCGGTACTTTTCCTGTTGTTGTAGGCCAAAGTGGTTTAGGACAAACAACTTTATTTGAACATGAGATAGGAACTGATCAAGTTAATCCAAATGGTACAACTACAACTGTTACATCTTTTATTCAATCATACGACATAGATATGGAATCAAGGATGAGAAGAACACAAATGGGGGTGTCTGCTGGTGGTGCCGTAGCAGGTGAGTTCTTTTTAGCTTTACGAAGATTTGTACCAGACTTTAAAACATTAGCAGGTAATTGTAAGGTTAGCTTAGGTGTAAAAAGATACCCACAAGATAGTCAAACAACAACTGCGTTAAGTCCTTTTACAATTACAGCTTCAACTCTTAAAAAAGATACAAGAGCTAGAGGTAGATTTTTAAATGTAAAAATAGAAAACGATGCAGCTAGTGAGTCATGGAGATTTGGCACATTAAAACTAGATCTACAACCGGACGGTAGAAGATAATGACTAAGATAGTAGTAAGAATACCTGAACCAAAAGAAGAGTACGATGTTTCAACACAAAAACAAATTAACAGATCTTTAGCAGGTGTGATAGAACAATTAAACTCTACATACTTAAATGAAGTAAAACAGGAGCAAGAAAGATTTTCTTGGTTTATAAGTGGCTAATATATATACAAACATAAAAACAGATCTAACAACTAATAACAATACTAGTATCTTTACGGTACCAGCAGCTACAACTGCTATTGTTAAATCTTTTATTGTATCAAATGATTCTTCCTCTAATGATTCTATTGAAATACAGATAGTAAGCACGTCTGATGCAACATTTAACCTGTTTAAAAGTCAAGCAATTAACGCTAATTCTAGTGTTGACTTACTTACAAATCCGTTAATATTAACAGAGAACGAGCAAATAAAAGTACAAGCAACCACAGCAGATAGATTGCATGTTATTCTATCTATGTTACAAATGAATAGAGATTAATTATGGCATTTAAAGAAGAAGGATCAATAGAATATATAACGGTAGATGGTAAAAAAGTACCAGTTGTTAAATGTGAAGCTGAGATAGTATTAAGAAATACTGTAACCAACACAGAATATAATTCAGATCAAGAAGCAGAAGATGATATTAATGATGTCAACACTGCTACAAAAAGAGAAGACGTAACTAGATCTGTAAAAATTAAAGTAGCAAAGATGCCGTCACTTGGTGCAGCATCTGATAAGGACGAATAATGGTAGCACCTAATTTTTATAATACAGTAGATCAAGGTATCTATAATCAAGGTTATAGTTTTATACCTCAAGAAAGATTTAGAGGTGCTTTTAATCCTAACACTAATATTGGATTTGGTTCTGGTATAACAAACACTGCTGCTGCAGCACCTTTTATATTACCAATAAATCAAGGCGGTGGTGGTGGCGGAGATGGTCCAGGTGGAGGATTTGATACTGATACAGACGATCAAAGTACAACTGCAGATGATTTTGGTTTTGGTTTAGAAGGCAATGATCCTTCAATGAATATGACCGAGGAAGAAAAAGAAGCTATTGATGCTTACAATAACCCTGCTACTACAAAAGGTATGTTAGGTACAGTTGCCGGTACTATGTTTGGATTTATGAATCCTATAACCGCAATGTTTAGTTTAAATTATCAAAGAAATAAACAAAAAGAAGCAGCTATGGAAAAAGCAAGAGAAGCTGCTACAGCTGCAAGAGCAGCAGAAAACAAAGCTGCAGGTAGAGGTGGTTATCAATCGGATTTTGCTCAGGATAGTGGTTTTATGGATGGACCTGCAGGAGCTGGTACAGGAATGGGAGCAGCAGATAAAGGTGGATCTGATTCTATGGGTTCATTTGCTTATGGTGGTAGAGTACCTTACATGATGGGAGGACTAGCAAACCTAGTCGATATATATGATTGATTATAATAACAAAACATTATACAAAGAGAATTTAGGCTAAATTATGACAATATCTAGATCATTAATGGAAAGACAATTACGAGCCGGTGGTGGAATTATGACACTAGAAGAACCTAGACAAGGTTATTTTCTAGGTAAGATTGTAAAGAAAGCTAAACGTGCTATTAAAAAAGTAGTTAAATCACCAATAGGTAAAATGGCTTTACTAGGTGGAGGAGCTTATTTAGCTGGTGGATTTATGCCTGGTGGAGGTGGAATCACTGGTGGCTTAGCAAATTTTAGAAATTTTGGTGGTGGTGTTAAAGGTTTGTTTGATAAAGGTAATTTATTGTCAGGATTAGTTAGAGATAAAGACGGTAATTTTAGTTTAGGTAGAGCTGCACTTTCAGGTTTAGGTGCTACGGCTTTAGCTGCACCATTCTTAATGGGTAGTGATGAAGAGGTAGAAGAAGAAATTCCATTTACGCAAACACCGGACAGTATTGCAAGTATAGTTAACATGGCTAGAAACCAAGATCCAAGTTTAAGATTTTTACCTAAACCAAAATTTGTAGATAATTTTTACGCTGCTGATGGCGGTAGAGTTCCTATGCAGGACGGAGGAATCATGGACCTAGGAGGTCTAGAAAAAGATTATAGAGAAGGTGGTTTTGTACCACTAGGAGAAGAAGAGAGAGCAGATGATGTACCTGCAAGACTATCTAAAAACGAATTTGTATTTACAGCAGATGCTGTAAGAGCTGCAGGCGGAGGCGATATAGATAAAGGCGCTGAAGTTATGCAGAACATGATGGACAATTTAGAAGCAGGTGGTATGATATCCGAAGAGTCTCAGGGTATGAATCCTGCACAAGAGATGTTTGATCAATCACAAATGTTGGAGAATAGAATAGCATAATGGCATTACCAGATTATTTACAAGACACATCCAAAGATTTTGCTAAACAGTTAACGGCAGCAACATCAGTACCTATTAATACAAGTACCTTTACCGGCAGACAATTTGTTGCTGGTGAAGATCCAATGCAGACACAAGCTGTTAACTTAGCTACATCTGGTATTGGTTCATATCAACCATTCTTAACAGCAGCACAAGGTGCAATAGGACAACAAACAGCGTCAGCTGGTCCACAAGCATTTCAACAATTTATGTCTCCGTATCAACAACAGGTTATTGATACAACAATGTCTGACTTTGATAGACAAGCAGCTATGGGTAGACAAGGGATCAGGGACCAGGCAGCAGTTTCAGGAGCTTTTGGTGGTGGTAGAGAAGGTGTACAAATGGCAGAATATGGTGCAGGCTCAGATAGAAACAGAGCATCATTACTTGCACAATTACAACAACAAGGATTTACACAAGCTAATACTTTAGCACAACAGAATTTTCAAAACCAAGGTAATTTAGCATCACAACAAATGGGTCTATCTAATTTCTTAAGAGGATCTATGGGTCAAGACATTTCTGCATTAGGTAATCTTGGTGCATTCAGACAAGGTCTGACACAATCACAATTAACTGCAGATGCTAATGCTGCAAGAACAGGTGCTTATGAACCTTTACAAAGATTAGATCAATACGGTGCTGGTCTTGGTAGACTTGCAGGATTTGGATCACAACCAGCACAATTAGGTGGAGCAGGTGCTGACCCACTTACATCTGGTATAAGTAACGCTGTTGGACTTGCTGGTATCTTTGGTAAACTATACGGAAACAAATCGTAATGGCTAAAAAAACTAAAAGTAAAAGTTTTAATAAAATGGATTTAGTTAATCCAATGAGAATAAAAAGCATTCCTTTTTATCTAGGTTTAGATTCTGCAATAAACTCATTAACACCTTTTTCTGGATTACTTCCTTTTAAAAAAGGTGGACGTGTAGGTTGTGGTATAGCAAAAAAAGGTTTTGGCAAAGCACTAAGGAAAAAATAATGAAACCATTAAATAGACCCATGTTTAAAAACGGTGGCCCTATTAAAGAAGGGATTATGTCTGGTATGCAAGATAGACCAGGCTTTAAATTAGGTGGTGGTTTTTTTAAAGGTTTATTTCAAAAAGCTGCTCCTACAGGAACAGTAGCTGCTTCACAGGCAACTAAAAAACCTAGCGTAGTTGGTGCAGGATTTAAAAAAATAAAAGAATTATTTACTGGAACAAAAACTACTACAGGACCAGGCACATACACTTCACCAGCTGTACCTGCAAGCACAAAATTTTCTGGACCTTATTCAATGAGAACAGCAGCACAGCCTGCAGTTACCTCAGTTAAATCGGGACCATCTAATGTTACAACATCACTTACTCCTTTTGGACCAGGTGGACCAACTAACCCTAACATATATGCAGCAGGGCAAAGATTATTAGTACCTTTAACAACAGGTGGTGGTAAAGTATTATCTGCTGCTAAACCATACACAGGAGTTCTTACTATTGGCGGTATTGGATACAGTATGCTTAAACCAGATGGAACTCAAAAAACTATAGAAGAACTTAAAAAAGAAACAGGAGCATCTGAAAGTGAAATAAGCACTGAAATTAACAATGCAAATAAAGGTGCTGATGAAGGTAATCAAACTATGAACAGAGATGCAGAAATAGAAGCTAATAGAGAGAGATATTATAAACTTATGGGTATTGATAAAATGAACAAAGATGCTGTTTACAACACGCTTATAGATCAAAGCACAGCAATAAGAGAAGGTGGACCTATTAAAGATCAACTTAAATCAGGTAATCTTGTAGGTAATGTTATACAATCTTTATCTAAAAATCTTGACAAGAGTGTTGATCTTAAACGTCAAATTGATGCTGCAATACTTAAAGGTGAGATTACAAAAGATATTAATAAACAAAAAGATCAATTAGATGCAGAATATAAAAGAACAATGATTGATAAAGTTAATCAAGATTTAGCTGGTGGCACTATGGCACAAATAATAAATGATAGAAAAGCTAAGGGTATGGTTACATCTGGCAGAGATTTATTTCAATTAGCTGTTCAAACAGGTAAAGCAAATAATATAAAACAAATTCTTCCAGAAAAAGCTGTGTCTAATTATTTAAAAGATAACCCTACAAAAACCACAGCAGACTTTTTAAAACAAGAAGATTTAAAACTACAAGAAAAATTAGGTGAAGGTTTAACACCTGGTGATTACATTGTAGGTGAAAGTATACTTAGAGTAGGATCAGACGGTAGTATAAAATTTGTAATATAGGAGTAAGTAATGGCTCTTCCTTCAGACTTAAATTCATATGAAAGTGGTAACAATAAAGTTGGTACAATAGAATCTGTACTATCTGGTATTGGTTCTGGACTTATAGGTATACCAAAAGGATTTTTTTCTTTAGGAGCCACACTTGTAGATTTAGGTTTAGGTACAAGAAGTGCTGCAAACGTAGAAGCTTTTTTTGATGACTTAACAGATTTAGATGAAAAAGCAGAAGCAACAGCTGCTGGTAGAATTACAGAAGCATTAGTTAATATAGGTATACCTGCGGTTAGAGGTATGAAAATTGGTGCACAGCTAGCAGACGATGCAATGCGTGCAAGTAGAAATGGAAAATATTTTAGTACAACAAGTGCTGGATTAAAAAATGGTATTGATGAAGCAGCAAAATTAAATGCAAGAGGTAAAACAAATAAATTTATTGCAGGAGCTTTTGGTGGTGGTGTTGCTGAAGCTGTATTTGTTGGAGATGTAGAACAACTAGGTACGTTTGGAGATCTTGTTGGTGGACCAACTAAAATAGATAGATCAACAGACGACGATCCAGGTAGAGAATTATTAAATAGAGTTAAGTTTGGTACAGAAGGTGCTTTGTTTACAGGTTTAATTGGTGGTACAGGTAAAGTAATTAAAAGACTTACTGATAGAAACAAACAACTTGATGTAGCTAATTCTAAATTAGATGCATTTATAGATAAAATTGCATCAGGGTTCAGGGCACGTAGTGGCAAAACTCAAGAGTTTTTTGACATAGAAAGAACTTCTGTTGGTGAAAGAGCTGCAGATGCAGCCGGTGCTAGAAATATATCTAGAGAATTAGACCAAGCAATAGACAAAATATTTCCTCCAGTTAGAACTGTAATGAATCAAGCAGACGCTGCTAATAGAAAACAAATGTTAACTCAAGTTAATGATTTGTTATTGTCAGGTAAAGCAGAGCTAGACGATCAAGGTGTTGCAACATTTGGTAAATTAGATGATGCAAAAAAAGATGCATTAGTAAAAAAATTAAAAGACATGAATGTTGATGATCAAGTTATTACTGATATGCTTGGTAGTTTGTCAATGATACGAGGAAGGTGGTCAGAGTTATTTTCTAAACTAGGAAGATCATTAGGACAAAATGAAATACAGGAATTTAAAACTTTATTTGGTAATAAATTTAAAAATTATATTGGGTCTACATATGATATATTTCAAAATCAAAGTATTTTTCCTTGGGTAAGATATAAGCCAGCTGCTGAAGCAATAGATGAAGCTAAAGAAGTATTTAGATCAAGTGCTAAAGAAGCAGGAGAAGAACTTACAGATCTTCAAGCAGAACAAGCAGTAACTAGAGTTTTAAAAACAGCAAGACTACCAAAAGGTATTAGAATGGATAAACCATCCGATGCTATATTTGAAGTGCCTAGTTTTTTTGTAAACAGAACTACGTTAGATGAAGTTGTAACATCAAGAGGATCTGCTCTTGTATCAGCAGGCGCTATTAAAGAAGGAGATAGAAAAGTATTTGAAAAACTTTTAGGCAAACAACAAAATCCTATGCAAACAATATTAGGTGGCACAGCTAAGTTATCTATGATTACAAGAAGAAATCTTTTCTTTCAAGATTTAATTACTAAAAACAAAGAACTTGTTGCATCTGGTAAAAAACCTATGTTTGTCGAAACTGCAGATGAAGCAAGATTAGTTTTTGGTGATGACTTTCAACAAATAAGAGTAGACCAAGCTAAGACACTTAGTGTTGCAGCTAAAGGTGGATCAGTAAATCCTCTTAATGAATTATATACAACAAAAGGTATGGCAGAAGCATTAGAAGGAACATCACTTTCTTTTGACAAGGCAGGTATGTTAGGACAACTGTATCAAAGTTTAATTTTATATCCAAAAGGTTTGTCACAAATAGCTAAAACAATTTTATCACCTGTAACACATGTAAGAAACTTTGTATCTGCTGGTGCGTTTGCGACAGCTAATGGAATTATACCAAATGCAGATGCTATAAAAACAGCATACCAAGCTTTGCAAACTCCATTAAAAGGTACAAGACAACAAAATGATTTATACGAAGAGTTATTAAAATTAGGTGTTGTAAATTCTAATGTAAGATTAGGAGACTTAACTAGATTGCTTGAGGATGTAAACTTTGGTGAAACTATGACATCAGACAAAGGTCTTAGAATGTTGCTTAAACCTTTATCAAAATTAAAATCTGTATCACAAGATCTATACACAGCTGAAGATGATTTTTGGAAAATAGCATCTTGGGCTATGGAAAAAACAAGATTAGAAAAAGCGCTTGCAGACAAAGGTGTTGTAAGAGGTATGACATTAAAAAGAAATGGTCTTGATATTGCAGTAGATGAACAATTTTTTAAACAAGAAGCTGCAGATATAGTTAAAAATAATATACCAAATTATGATTATGTATCTGATTTTGTAAAATCATTAAGAAAATTACCTATTGGTAACTTTGTATCATTTCCTGCAGAGATAGTTAGAACGGGAACTAATATTGTAAGACGTGGTCTTAGAGAAATAAATGAAACCTTTGAGCTTGCTGATGGCACAGTTATAAAACCTTTTGAAGGTATAGGTTATACACGATTATTTGGTTTTGGTGCTACAGTTGCAGCCGTACCTTATGCAACACAAAAAGCTTTTCAAGCTATTTACGATGTTACAGATGAAGAAAGAGAAGCTATAAGAAGATATGTAGCAGACTGGTCTAAAAACTCTACTTTACTACCAATTAAAAATAAAGATGGTTCTTTTCAATACGTAGATTTTAGTCACGCTAATGCATACGATACATTAATTAGACCTGTTCAAACTATTTTAAATTCTGTTGCTGATGGTAGAACAGATGAAGATGGTATGATGGATGATTTTATTGCAGGTACTTTTTCTTCTATGAAAGAATTTGCATCACCGTTTATATCAGAATCTATTTGGACAGAAGCAGTAGCAGACTTATTAGCTAGAGGTGGTAGAACTAGAGATGGTTTTCAAGTATTTAATCCTCAAGATTTACCTGGTGATAAAGCACAAAAAATTATGGGTCATTTAGTAAAAGCTCAAATGCCATTTTCTTTTGAACAATTAAAAAGATTGGATAGATCTATTGAAGGTGTTGACATTTTAACAAAAGGTAAATTTGATAAGTATGGTGAAACTTTTGAATTTGGTGATGAGTTTGCAGGATTATTTGGTTTTCGAGCAGTTAATATAAATCCAGAAAGATCTATTAATTTTAAAATTGCGGACTATCAAAAAGGTGTTAGAGAATCTAGACAATTATTTACAAGAGAAGCTTTACGTGGAGGACCAATAGAACCAAGAGATATTGTTGATGCGTACATAAATGCAAACAGATCTTTGTTTGGTGTAAGACAAAATTTTAAAAAAGATATTGATGCAGCAAGAATTTTAAATATAAGCAATAGAGAATTTGCTTCTGCTACAGGAAGACTATCTGGTATTGATGTAAATACAATTGATAATAATATATTTAGACCTATAAATATTTCACCAGATATAAGAATAGCTTTTAGAGAAAACGCAGAATCTATTGGAGAAATAAATCCATTAGTAGAAGCAGAACGTGTAATTACACGTATAGCAAATGAAATGAGAAAAGTTTCTTTAGAAGAAGCTAATTTTCCTTTCTTTGAAAACCCACTATTACCTAGTGCACAAGAAACACCAGTAACACCAAACAGTCTAAACTTACCAAGTATTGACAACAATTTAATATCAAATACAGTTAATAATAATAGTTTAAGCAACTTGAGTACAGCACAGAAACTTGCTATACTTTTCAATCAAAATTAATTATGGCGATAG